GACAAACTCACATTGTGTGATACCGGCACATTCCATTTGGAGCTGCATTTGACACATATATTGAGCAGATACGGGGCTACCATCTAGCACACGACTAATCGGGCACTTAATTTCAATGAGTCGATTATGAAGCGGATGAGTAGTATCTACCGAACGCAAAATACCGTCTGGCGATGCTCCGAGAAACGAATACGCTGGATGAGGAATACACGTCGTATCTACAATATTAATTCCAGGATTTTGAGAACAGTAAATATCTTTTGCAATTTGTTCAAAACGAGTTCCCCATACAAGAGATCGTGATCCTGAACCTTCTGACGAACGAGGTGCAAGTTTTGACATGATAATTTCATGTTTCATTGCAGGCGTAGCATCCACACATGCTTTAACAATTTCAGATGCGGTTAGCATCTCACCTCGCTTTTGATGCCATTCAGCTGTTCTCTGATCATTTTTTCCATACTTTGTAATCAAATCATCAATAGCACAGTTCATTTATTTTATAACCTATACTAGTATATAAACCGAATCCATTTTAATGTTAAGAATGAAAACTATCAATAAGATGGAAATTCAATCGCAAGAGCAATGGGTATTATACCGTCTGGAAAAGTTTTATTCAAACGCTGAAAACTTTCAACATGTAAAAAGTATTCTGGATGGAAAATCAAAAATTTCTCTTCGTCTAATCGACTGGTTTGTTACAAATTACTCGAAAAAGTATAATGTGACATATGTAACAAAATCTCAAAAACATATGATTGTATACCTATCCTATAAGTCACATCTAAAGGCGTATAGTAAAAAAATGTTTGACCCATTCTGTCGCTGGAAGCGTATTAAGTTTCACGAGATGGAAACAACGGTTGGCCAGCTAAACTTTTTTGAATGGGCGATCACAGATGAAGTTCTAAAGTATCTAGAAGATCACCAAGAAGAAGTTCACAAAGATATGGAGAATCGTCTACAAGATTCTAAAAAGAAAGAAGAGCAACCAAAGAAACGTCACGAACTTTCAAATTCAGCTACAAAATCTATGAAGCATCACGATACGCGTGTAACTATTTCATTTGATTAACTTTATTAGTAACAAATGTTCTCAAGACTGAGATCGAGTCTATGCTATAAAAATTTATCTCCTGAGATTGCTAACCATGATCAGGATATAGATGCAGATGAATGGGATTATAATGGTCGTGTTGTATATCGTGGATTAGTTGACCCTCAATATCAAAAAGAAAATCTTTCTGTTTATTGGTTATACGATTCTGATCTAAAACGCGTTGGACTTTCTGAACATGAAAAGGACAACGAAGAAAAATTTGAAGCACTTTGGTTTCGTGAGAATGATTTTTCCACTTTACTGCAAGAAGATTGGAAGTCGCTCGATAAAACAATTTGGTCTTTATTATCTCCAGAAGCATATCAAGATTGTTTGGAAGATGAGTTTGAGAATATAATTGATCGTACACTTTTATCAAATGTTCGCCTTATAACTCCTTTATTTGTAGAAGACACTCCAACTATATATGAATGCGAAAAATGCAATAAGAAGTCTATCTCAGAGATGAAAACATGTTCAACCGTGAAAAAAACTTATATAACTTCTAATTCTCTTCTTTTTATTGATTCAAATTATATTTTGTATGTTCCTCCGACAAATTCATCTATCTGGTCTAAGCTGAAGCTCCCGACGCCTTCTTACGACGACTTACCGGCTTCTCGCTCTGAACAGGCTCTTCCTGAGGAGCTGACTCCTCAACTGCCTGAGACTCCTCAGCATGAGCTACAGGCTGAACCGGAGCATCCTCCTCATCCTCCTCCTCAGGACTCTCATCCTTAAACACATCCTTAGCAGTTAGCTTACTCTGAGGATATACACGCGCAAACGTAAGACGCCAGGTAATACCGAAGCTACCACCAGAGATCGTATAGACACTACCGCTGATTACTAGACTGGCACTGACTCCCTTAGGGAATACGCTTGAGAGAGAATCGGGAGTAGCATAGATCGGATTGCCATTTCCATCTGCAATGTCAGCCTTTACACTGCCATCGTAGACGGGAAGCTTCACTCGGAAGCTAGGCGGATACTTACCATTCGGTACGCGCTCGCCGTTAACAACGTCAGTTGAAAACTTCACAATCTTGGAGAAGCTATCGCGGATAGCCTCTAGAGAGCGCTTCTTACCAAACCATTTGGTACTGTTCTCGAGCGCCTGCTGAATAACTGTCTCCTCTAGATCGAGAAGAAAGTTGTAAAGAGCACCAGTGTCAGAACCATCCGTGCTACGGGACTTTGCATACTCATCGCAACCCTTGAGAGGGACACTGATTGAATATGACTTAGCTCCAGTCTTGTCGTCTACCTGGGTCCAAAGACCGCCTGAAAGTAGAACCTTTGCGGGTAGACGAATCTGAAAACTCTGACCGCCGTGCTTCATGTTAATTGAAGGGCTGCGATTAGGCTTTACAGGTCCTACTACAAAGTTCATCTTGCTCATATCGATGTTGCTGGGTGATAGAATAGTGATGTTGCTGGCCATTTTATCTTGTTGTACTTTCTATACCACAGATTCGATTTAAATCCGTTTTTGATAAAGATAATAAGTATGCCGTTATGCTCGGCCTGTAAAAGTTTAACATCAATGGATCGATGCACATATACAGCAATGACGGGTACGATATTTTGTAAGCGTCACATTAAAGTAAAAATTCCACGTGTTTGGTCAGTTGTAAACAATATTGATCCAAAAGTTATTTTGATTCAAAAAATATGGAGGGGATATCATATTAGACATCTGTTGCGTCTGGCAGGACCAGGTGTATTAAATAGAACAAACTGTGGCAACAAAGAAGAACTGTTTACATTTGATGAAGCTAAAACAGTCAGCCCCTTTGATTATTTTGCATTCGAAGAAAACAAACAAATATACTGGTTTGACATCCGAAGTATATTACAGCATCTTGATGGCGCAAATGAATTAAAAAATCCATACACACGACAGGATATACAGTCAGATGTCAAAAAACGTCTACATAAACTTCATGTCTATCGTCTGCATAGAAAACTTCCAACTTTTCACACAGATGGTCCGTTTAGGCAATTAGATGAAATAGTTGTTAATCGTTTCAGACATATTTCACACATTTTACAAGCAAACGATTTTTTTGGAATTAGTCCCGAAACATTCATGTCGCTTGGCCCTATCAATGTTGATTTTTACGTAGTGTTCTTGCTTCAGGGGTTTACCGAATGGGCACTGGAACATGCTGGTAAGCGAGAATCACGCAGACACAAGTACTTGATTTACATTCACGATCTCCCAATAAAGTTTCAACATTGCACCTATAAGCAGTATATGTATGTTCTTTCAAATATCCTTCTCTTTATTTTGAACGATTGTTCGGATCCATTTCATGCATGTTTTATAATTATGAGTGGATTTCACAGAATGTGATTTAAACAGGTCAGGATATATGTAAGCATACCAACCGCGTTAGAAATGCCTTCCTCTTCTTCTTCAGTTATTTCAAACAAGATGGCCAAGGATACCAAGACGACCAAGACTGCCCCGAAGACCGATGCCGCCGCCCCTGTAGTTGTAGCCCCGGCCGCGAAGGCCCCCCGTGCGAAGGCCGCCTCCAAGACGGAGGTTACGGTGCCTGTTGTTACCGCCCCTGTAGTTGCCGCTGGTGAGGCGGTTGCCGTTGTTGAGGATACGCGCACGGCCGATGCAATCCTCTCCACGCTACAGGATACGCTAAAGGCGATCAGCACGGAGATGACGACGCGTATGCGTGATGCCGTGAAGTCCGCTCTTGAGGCCTCCAAGGCGGTCAAGCGTGAGCTTCGCAGCAAGGGCAAGCGTCACCGCAAGAACCCGGAGGACATGACCGTCGAGGAGCGCAAGACGTACGAGTCTCGCCGCGCCAACAACGCGTTCCTCAAGCTCCGCCCGATCACGGATGAGCTCGCGACGTTCATGGGCCTACCGTCCAAGAGCCAGAAGAGCCAGACGGATGTAACGAAGTTCGTAGCCACCTACGTCAAGGCGCACAACTGCTTTGACCCGAACTTCAAGCGCCGCATCCTACCGGACGCCAAGCTTGGCAAGCTCCTCCGCGTCAAGGATGGCCAGGAGGTTACGTACCTCAACCTCCAGAGCTTCCTCAAGGTTCACTTTGTCAAGCCGGTTGTGCCTGCGTAAATTTCTAGTTTTTTGAAAACTAGTGGTGGAGGAGAATAACTAAACTTAATAAATTACAAAACAGATACCAAACGGTTATCTATTCTGTAAAACGGAAAGAGTATAGACTCATTTGGTGTAGATTAAATAAGATGGAAGAAGTTCCCGATGCAAAAAACTTTGTTGAAACCCGGTTTTGCATAACAAACTATCAACGTTCTAAACTACACCTCGGAGATAATACAAGCGGATATCTGCGAGGTGAAGGACTTGTGTTTCTAATTTATACAGATAGTTCACAAACGTATGAATTTATCTACAATAAGGAGAACAAAGAATTTGGTGAATGGAAAGGTCACCTTGAAGCATGTTGTACTATGAGCTGTGATTACTATGGTTGTGCAGCAAATTATAAGTAAAAACGAATTTAAATAGTTTTTAATTTGACTTGTGATAACAAAATGTCAGTCCCTCAGAAGAACTCTGGTAACAAGAACAAGGGGCAGTCGGCGAGTCGTGATAATCAGGATCGATTGATCCGTAATTTTATTGACGATCTTGCAAAAAATAAGGGATGTGTAGAAGACGTATACATTGGCAAGATTAGTAAGCTGTTTGGAAACAGTCGTGTTGAAACTGTGTACCAGAAGAAGGTAAACGATGAAATCTTGGTAGGTGTCGTTCAGGCGGCAATTCCTGGAAAGTTTCAGGGACGAAACAAGCGTCATTTCTGGATTGAAACCGGAAGCTTGGTTCTTGTAGCAGATACAGGTCTTGGATTTGAAATTGTTGGCTTGCTAAGCAGAGATGATATGCAATTAATTAAGAAGTTCACAAAGATCAATCACAATATTTCGGGAGATGAAGTTATTGATGAAGTATTTGAGAAAGCTGACGAGGAAGAACTAAACGTTGATATTATCTAATTCGGAATCTGATAAAATCATTTCATGAGGTAGCTCTAAGTATAAAATTGTACTGAAAAATGGAGTAATGCGGTTGTCAAGAACAGCTGCACGTATTTTTAAATTTTTAGTTACTGTGGTCAATAAACGGTAAAATAATTCATCTTTCTTTATTGTATTTTTAACCTTCATTTTGCAAACTTTACCATCCCATCCGCACAAATTTCCTTTACACAAATTCTTTGAAAACTGACCACACGGTTTGCGAATCTTGCTAATAAATTCTCCAGGATTTTCAATATCAACAAACATTGTAGTAGCAGAGAACCATTTTTCTAATAAGGTTGATGTTATCTTTTTATTAGAAAACTCAACAGCGTCCCGAAGTTGACTGTAATCGTCGGTCGATAAGTCCTTTGCAAGTTGAAATAATAAAAATTCGAATACTTCGGAAGAATAGTTTACATCACGATATACGTTTTGAAGATCAGCAGATGGCTCGCCAAATACTAGATCAGTTTCACCAAATTTTCGAACTGTGTCGGTAATCTCATCATTTTCATGAGTAGTTTTACCTGCTTCAGGCTGAATAGGAATAATTAGGCCAGACGCGGTTACAATTTCAACTTTACGATTTTTATTATCATATACATCTTCCCTCCAAGAATATCCTTTCGAATAACCTTCTGCAATTGGAAGATAATTCATTACATCCTCATATGAAGGTAAACTAAATACATCTTTGTATCCTGATATTTTTGCTTGTCTAACATCTGGTAACTGTGATGGCTTAAATGGTAATATCATTTTACCTTCAATGTAGAAAGCCTGACCCCTTCCAAATGGATCTAAAACAATCGAATAAGTTTCTGCATCTACTTTTCCAAGAATATCAGGCATGATGCTAAGAGCATCATTATAAGATGGTACTTCTGTTCTACATGAAACATTTCGCAGGCGTTCTACTTCGTGCTGTGTTTTAGTATTGAATTGATCGGTATAAATATTTGATGAATAAGCAAAAGAACGGCCACTTACAAAAATACGCGAAAGAATATCAATGTCTTCTTTATTTTGAAGAACAATTATTGCACGATTCTTAGGGCGTGTTATAACTGACGAAAACATACAACCCATCGTGTTAGTATCTGTATATATCCGGAATACATCACATTGCAATGAAAGTGCAGCATATTCTAGTTCATGTATAGGTGATAGCTCATTTGCTTCATAAGCATCTTGTATTCCCGAAATAATTCTTG